AGGTGATATGTCTCAGTGTGATAAGTATAAGACCAATGGTATCACTGCTTACGAGAAGAGTGGATTCTACGATGTATGGTTTCGACTCAAAGGTGTTGAGGGTGTGGAACATCATGCCTTTACACGAGAAGATTGTATCAGACATCCACTGGTAAAACGAATACTAAAGACATACGAAGACGAACACGAAATAGAATTATAATACTTGACATTGACATTATTTATATGTATATTATGATATGGGGCTGAAAGGTTTCGACATGTGTTATTTGACAATTAGGTGCAGCAGAGTTTGAGTAAACTCTTAAATAAAACTCATCAAACTCAAATGGCGATAAATCGCTCGAAGGGTTAGTAATTGATTGGCACTTAGCTGAGTATGATATGCCAGCTGCTCCAATCGCTGAGAAATCAGCAGATTACCAACCAACATACGCTGCTGCGTAAGTTACTGAGTCGTTCAACACTCGGTCATAAAATAAGTTGAACACCTCACTTTAGCCAGAGGGAAGTTAGTGATTAAAGAAACTGCCAGTTGACAACTCTGAACAAAGTTGTTATTGGGTTGTAAGTGACTTCGTATAGTATTAGTAGGAACTTAACTAAGCTGTAAATGACCTATTGAAGAAAACGATATGGACGTGGGTTCGATTCCCACCAGCTCCACAACGTGGTTGGGTGGCAGATAAAAGCAAGTGTAATAACTGTAACTCTTATACATGAAAGTACATCAAAGGCTAGAACTAATTGTACTGGTCAGATCATGATGTTGAAGTAAAATCAGAGGTAGAGCAATCGACTTTTACTCCGGAAGCAACTACCCACCCAACTACACAAACAAGGAGAGTTATGAAAGTGTTAGACAAAGGTTTTGTCGAAGTAATAGATACATTAGGAGATGACCTAACAGTAGTTAATTCTGCTCGTGTATCATTTGGTAAGAGAAAAACAAAGTGGGACAAGACAGACGAAAGACTTGTTCGTTATTTAGCAAAACACAAACACCACTCACCATTTAGACATCTACAGATTCAGTTTCATATCAAAGCACCTGAGTTCGTAATGCGACAATGGTACAAGCATGTAGTTGGGATAGAAACCACATCTAACTCTGCTACTAAAGATCATGCCTGGAATGAGATTTCAGGTAGGTATGTACCTGTAGAAGATTATTACTATCCATCGGTTTGGAGAAAACAAAGTGAGGATAACAAACAGGCAAGTGAAGGTGTGTTGGATGATCTACAACAGGCTAGAATGAATGATACCTATGATGAGTTCATGAGACAAGTTGAAATGGCATATGGTAGAATGATAGAGGCTGGTGTGGCAAAAGAACAGGCTAGAATAATGCTACCACTGAATCAATACACTGAGGTTTATTGGACAGCATCGTTTCAATCTGTAATGAACTTTGTAGAGTTACGAGATGAGAAGACATCACAATGGGAGATACAAGAATATGCTAAAGTTGTCAAAGAATTATGCTTGACTTCCTTTCCAAAAATCACTAAGTTATGGTTGGAGAATGCCTAGAATAAGAAGAACATTTGGAAAGAAAACAAGGAAGTTTGACGAACAGACTTTCGAAAATGATTTTAGATTTCCACCCAAACCAGATTCATACTATGATGTGAAAGAGAAGGGGCAATGCAGATGGTGTGATGGTATCATTAATGATGAATATGGTAGACGTAATATGAGATCAACTTGGCATCCTGAATGTAGTGAAAAATATTTAATGTATTATAACTCCAAGCATATCAGAAAGTATATCAAACAACGAGACTATGCCGAGTGTGCCGAGTGTGGAGATTATGATCCAAGGTTTCAAATAGATCACATCAAACCGTTATATGAACAGAAGTATAAACAACCTCACGAAGTGGATTGGTCATATTGGGAAGAAAAAAATCTACAGACTCTATGTCGCAAATGTCATAAGGAAAAGACCAAAGGTGATATGGAAAGACTACGAGAGTTCAATGAAAAAGGTTAAATGGTTTAGAATAAGAGCAAGAGATAATTCAATGGACATACCTCATGGAATGAAAATTACATTTCACCTATCAGCTGAAAACGAAGCAGCTGCCACAAACATACTTACTGCTCAAGGGTTTACTGAGATAAAAATAATAGATGAATACGAGGATGATGATCTCAGTTGGCTAAAAGAAAAATAAAAAAACTTTAAAAAAGTGCTTGCTTTTGTTGTTTTCTTACCGTATTATTAACCATGATAAATAACGAAAAAATAAACAATAAGGAAATAAAAATGAAATACAACGAAGCTATAAACAACTTGCTTGAGAACATCAAAACCGACTATGCTAAGTGGACTACTTGGGAAGAAGGTATTGAAAGATTCAACGAAGGTATCAGAACCGAAGATGGTAGAAAATACACCAAAGTTATTCACGGTAATTCGGTTTGGGGATTCATCGCTAAAACCGATGGAGTTGTAAAGGGTTTACCTTGTAAGAAAGGTGACGTATTCAAAGCCGCTAGTTGGAGAGGTCCTGCCAGATATACTAGAGGCAATATCTTTGCTGAAAACCAAAACTATTTTCAGTGGACTGGTCCTAACTACATGGTGTAATGATGGATATCCTAAGAAATATCATTAGTATTGTGATGAACCTAAGTATGGTGCTTGGGTTCTTCATGATGCTCTTTATAATGAGAGCAATACAATTAATAAAAAAAGATGAAAAAGTGCTTGCTTTTATCAAAAAGTCTTCGTAATATCATATATCAATAATAAGGAAATAATAATGAATTTAAATAAAAGAGATCAAAGAGAAATACTAGAATATTTAAAACACATCACCAGTGAGCTAACCGATGCTTACAATTCTACACCTGATACATCTGAGAATAGTGATGCCCTTTACTTTATAGATACTGCCAGAGACTTGGTTGATGAGCTAACAATCAATGTTGAAGATAACCAAGAACCACCTGTTCCTCATGAGGACATGGGTAGAGAAGGTGGACTTAAAGGTCCTGATGGACTTGCTTTGAACTTTCCATTTGGAGATAAGTAATGTTAGAAATAATAATCGGAATATCAGTTTGTGCTCAGTTCTTTATGTGGGCTTACTTTCAAACCCAAATAAATATATTGAATTATAAATTAAATGAAAAAAATTAAAAAAAGTGCTTGCTTTTATCAATATCTTACCGTATACTTACGTATCGAAATTAACCAATAAATAATAAAAAGGAAAAATAAATGACTTACTTATTTGAATACACAATCTTAGATGACAACATCAAAGTTGAATATACATTCAGCACCGTTACTGATGGAATCAAAGTTATCGACATGTGGGTTGATGATAAACCTCATGATGTAAATTGGATGAGTCCTGAAGGTAGGGCTAAGCTAATGACTAGATTAGAGAATGACTTCACTAATAGAATGTGTGGCACTACTGATGACGAATCTTATATTTACGATCATTCAATAGATACTGTAGATCCTGATGAACCTACTGATCTACCTGAAGTATCAGAACAAGATGAATATTTTGAAGGTGGTGGTTACAATGGTTTTGAAACCGAAGTTGATCTCGATAGGGATATGCCTGGATTCGAGGGTACGATGGATGCCCTAGAGGATATGGTTGATGGTGTTGTTGGAGAACCTGAATACTTAGGAGGCAGATAATATGTTTGGATTAAATGAAACAAGATATGGAACTCAAGACCTTATAGGTTGGGATGTAAATGGTGGTGTCGAAGACATCACCTTACACAACCTGCTCGTGGAAGTTGGATTGCTAGATGAAGGTCATGATCATGAAGAGCTAACAGTTGTATGGGAGTATGTCGACCAAGAAATATCCATCCAAGAGATATATGATAATGATTCAGGTAAAGTGCTATGGAGACTACCAGAAGACGAAGCATACTCAGAAGAAGATGATGTTATAATGAATTCACTCCTTATGTGGGGTGAGTTAGAAAGTACGATAATGTAATGGAATATTTTAAAGACATACTTCGTATATATAAGAAATCGGGATACGACTTAGCACTCTCTTACTCTCGTAACTTATTAACCAACAACAAAATATCTTTTAACTCTCATAAGAAAATATCCGATTCTCTCTCATCATTCGAGGTGATGAATCGGAAGACACGAAAGATTTTACTTGACAAATCACTAATAATTTTGTAAATTACATTAACAATAATCGGAGAATATAATGGCAATAAACATAAAAGAAATCGACTTATCACAGTTCATGTTGGATGAAGATGATGAGAAGATGATGAAGAAGATGGACAAGAAGTCTTCACCTGATGAAGATATCAAACCAAGTGTAAACCTTGATCTTGTGGATGAGGCAACACTAGAAGAAAATATCACAGCAGCTGGTGACTACTATGACTACGATGGTAGAGAATCCATTGATAGCCTGGAAGATATCGGAATGGATATTTACTAGATCGATGATATTTATGAATATGGATGTATCAAATGATGAACTCAAAGAGTTACTAGAACGTTTTATGAATCGATTAGATAAGATGGAAAAAGAACGTGATGTTATGAAGAAGAAACTCGATAGAGCGCTTAATCATATCAAGGATGTAAATAAAGCACTTGATGAATTATATTACAGCATGGGTGATGAGCAAGACATCGAGTTTAATATCTCAGACGAAGAATTAGAACATGTAAAGCGTATTACTAATTTAATTCAAGATGATAAGATGGAATTTCTAGATGATGATCAGTTCAAATCAATGATACATTCCGTAGTCGGAGAATCATAATCCAATGATATTCGAAATTCTTTGTGCCGTCCTTGGTACAATCTCAATCTTTTTAATTATGCTGGTATACTATAGTTTAAAACGTATCACCATGTATGAAGAAGTAATATTACAAATAAATGATAAAATAGAATACGTAAATCAACAACTAAAACTAATAGATGAAAAAGGAACATTTGAGGCCGATGACGAAGTAGGTTTCTTTTTCTTGGAACTGAAGGAAATCGGCAAACTACTTGATAATTTATTTGAAGAGGTTGAAGATGCCCCCATTAAAAAAGAAGCGAAAAAAGAAAAGTAAGATATATTTTGGAACACCAGTACATAATGCTATTGTAGAGTATAATAGATCTGAAGATTATACATTCAGACATAAAATATACACGGAAGAAATACATGCTGCTTTCCTAAAGTTAGCTGAGAACATAATTAATACATTTAAGTTTAGTTACTTTGATTATGGGTTTAGAGATTTACAGGAAGAAGTGGTATCTAACTTAGTTTTGAACATGCATAAGTTTGATGAAAATCGTGGATCAAAGGCATTTAGTTATTTTTCTATCGTAGCTAAAAATTATTTAATATTGAATAATAACGCTAACTATAAGAAGATGAAATCACATGATGATATATCAATACTAAACGGTGAGGGTGTAAATGATGATAAAATTAATACATCTCTATCAAAAGAAATATTTGAAAAAACTGTTGAGTATCTTTACGATAGATTAGATAAATTGTTTCCAAAACAAAAAGATCGACATGTAGCAGAATCAATTCTTTATTTGTGCAAGAACAAAGATCAAATTGATAACTTTAATAAGAAGGCTCTGTATATAATGATACGTGAAATGACAGATGTACAGACATCTAAGATAACTCAAATATCCAACGTATTTCGCCGTATTTACCCACGTATTCAAGAGGAAATTCTTACAAAAGGACATATTAGTAATCTAGCAATAACTGGTTCTTTATAATATTCCTTGTATCCTATATTTATAACTAGGATACTTATATGGATAATGACTTTAAAATATTTGGTGATAAGAATTTCTCTGATTTATCCAAAGAGATATACGAGAATTCTAAACTTAAAAAGACTCAAATTGATCTCTTAATCCAAGAGGTGCATGGTTACATACAAGGCATAGAAGATATTGCTGTTGTAGGACCTATTATAAAAGAACTGATGGATGTGGGGATTAAGAATGATGATAATTTGGTTAAGTTAGCAACGTTATATCAAAGACTTATGGCTAAAACCATGACAACTGAGTCTGATGTAACATTATTAACTGATGAAGAAAAAGAAGAGCTAATGGGTGCTCTTGAGGATGTATCAACTGATTTACAAAAAAAATCAGATGAAATGGGTATAGAAGAAATTAGAAAGAAATACGGAAACACATAATGTCTTTTAGTTTTCAGTTGGGCAGAGTGAAGTCAGTGTTTACATCTAACTTAGATAATAAACCATTAGAAAATACTCCAGCACAAACTGGTAGAATTTTATTTACTCCTGTTAACAACGAGGGAGCTTCAAGTAAAAGTTTATCAGCAGTGCCATTGTTTAGAGGCATTGGTGATTCAATACAACGTGGTGATTTGATTTTATATTCTATAATAGCAAAACATATTTACTATTTAGGGCCGTTGAATACACAAAATACGCCATCAAACACAACAGATCCTAGTTATAATCCTAGACGCGGTGGTTTAAATCAAAACGAAGATTTATCTAAAGACAATGCGGATGGTTCAAACAAATTGACACCAAATTATTCAATTCCTAAATTATCTAAATTACCTAATAATAAAATGGATTTTCCATCTATATCTGATAGAATAGATTATAACTCTATACTTTATAGTGAATCTACATTTTCAGATTTAACTCTTGAGGGTAGATATGGCAATGCTATTAGATTAGGCGCTCGTAATCAAAACCCAAATCTTGTAATATCAAATCACAATAAAACGGAAATAGAAACTTTAGGTGGTGGTGGTTCTATATTTGCCATGACATCTATTGGAACTATTGATAATAATTTCCCAACTGAAATACATGATGAAATTGAAAACAATGAAGCGGTTAGTAAACCTGGATATAGATTATCAGCAGACTCGGATGGATATAATATTGCCAGGGGAAATGATATAGTAAATGAAGAAAAACCTGAGAGTCAATTTAACTATAGATATGGGTTTATAAAAGATTATGATCCTGAAGAACTAACACCTAATAACGAATTTGATCAAATTATAATATCTTCTGATAGAATAATATTTAATTCAACAGTTGAAGATATAACGGTATCAGCAAATCGTAATATTAATCTAGGAAGCAATAAGAACTTTACATTAAACAATAAAGGTTTCTCAGTATTTCAATCTCCAAATATTTATATAGGAGAAGCTGCCAAACAAAGGGTTCAACCAATGGTATTGGGTGATCAGCTTCAAAAATTATTAGTAAGGATATTAAGATTA